TACGTTTCCACCATGCGTAACATCAATATCTGTAGCTTTATCAAAGCGTAATCTTACAAACTGATCTGATACGGGTTCGACAAGTAAGTTAGTGACATCTTGTGGTAATGCTGTTTTACCTACAGCTTCAAATGTTAAATCAGTAGATGTAGCAGATAATTGGCCTTGCACATTATATGAAAATATCTGTATTTCATAAGTGCCTTTCTGACTGTTTAGTATCTCAAAATCAGGTCTTGATACTCTTTCACTTACATAGTTACCATTCTCAAAACGATAATTCACCTGATATTCAATAACACCGACAATAGGTTGCCAACTGATGATTAATTTAGAAACTGCCTGATTATTGATAGGAATAATCTTTTCAACTGCAACTAAACCAGCAGGAGGATTTGTTAATTCATCTAATTTAGTAACATCTCTAGCTGGAAGGGCAGAACCGTCTTCTATAAAGGCATATTTTTCGTTGACATAAGATAAGGCAGTAATTGCATAATTTATTCCGTCCTGTTCTTCTACATTGATAACTCTGAATAACTGTGCCTGTACTGTAGAGTTTTGAATTAACCAGACTGTGTTTACATTAGGAGTTTGAGAAAAAGCAGAACTAACAGTGACAGTACCATTTGAGACAGATGATATTGTCTTACTTTCAACTGTTCCATCAGGTAAAACTACACTTAAAGTTGCATCTCCTACTGGATTACCGCTACCGTCCACCGCAAAATCTGTTGCAGTCGTATCATCTACAGTTACAACAGTTGTTGAAATAACGGATTTTAACCTACCACCTCTTCTTACTCCTGCCCTTACTGGATCGTTTATTTCAATCACAGCACCAGGTCTGACTACCGCACCAGAATCTATAGATGTTGTAAATGTACAGATTTCAGTCTCATTGGCTTCACTAAAAAGTATTGCACGACCTAATCTGGCAGCTTGCCCTCTTGAAGTACAGGCAAATGCTTTCACCTGTTTAAGAACAGTTCCGATCTTACTAATTAAGGTGCTATCTTCTACAACCTCAAAATCTACTTCCTGTGAATCCATATTGAAATAGGACACAGAAACAACACTGGATCTTGTCTTAAGACTACTGCCTGAGTAACTAAACCCCGCCTCTCCTACGTTAGCCAAGTTAAACAAATAACTTGCATCTGTTGGTTTATCCTGCGTCATTGTTATCGTTCCAGCAGACCATATCGGCATACAACGCATCACACCTGCAAGTTCATTTATCAGATCAAATGCTTCACTGGAGTTTTGTATATTTACATTGCAACTGAATCTTGCTTCCTCTCCTCCTCTTCCATCATCAACAAGAGTATTAGCAAACTTACTTGCGTTAACAAAGGAGAATAAATCTAAACTGCTATCTGTTATATGATCTCCAAAGCCATATCTTGTATTAGTAAGTAAATCTAATAGGCACATCGCTGGACAGTTGGTGTAAGTCGCAGCACCCATGACTCCATTAAATATATAACCAGTTGGATAAACAATACGACCAGTAGCAGTATCTACTGTTGGAGTGCCCGATCCACTGGCACCTGCACCTGGAATCCTTACTTTTATTCCTCTGATCCTAAATTTCCTAGCTGGTATTGAACTAAATAACTGTGAATCTAACCTTATTGAGTTGTACGCACTGTTGTCATAAGTAAATGCTTCATCAACTATTTCTGTAAGACTTGTAAACTGAAAAGCATCTATCAAAGATGTATCTGTACTATCTGCTGTAACCCTTATGACTCTTATATCAACAGGAAAAGAGCCTGTGATATTCACTCTGTAATCTTTTTGATATGAGTCTGAGGTACGACCTGTAATAGTATCTGTTATAGCATCAGTAAAACCACCAGAATTATATTGAACTGCAATTTTTAATTCAACAGAAGAACCTAATAAATCACCTTCACTTGTTGCTTTTTGTAGCTGTGGAAATGTTATTGATACCTTTATTGCATCAACATTTGTATTTGTAACCTGTCTTGTTACAGGAGAATCTACTGTTACTGTTATACCGACAGGAGTGATAGATTGGCTGGTTTCAATTCCAGCAATCTTTGTCTGACTAGACGTTCCAAAACGTGAAACAAAAGAAATATTCTGAAAATTAAAGTCATTTGTAGCAGGACTAGATGAACTGGCGGTAGCTTTTAAAACAGGAGTATTATTCAAAAATACATCTTTCAGTGATGCGTTTGTATATGCAGTAGTTCCTTTTGTCAGACCTTCCTTTGATGGAGAAGCAAAACCTTCTATCTCTCCTTCAGAAATAAGATCAAGGAAAGTTGCAAACTGCTTACTGTGTAAAGTATCAGGAGTTCTTGTAGGTTGTCTTGGAGGTGGAGGTGGGGGAGGACCACCAGCACCTCTGATTAATTTAGGATCTTTTGTCATGCCTGTACCTGCTCAGTATCTATTCCTCCACTTATTACAACACTTCCTGTAAAAATTTCACCATAAACTATAGGAACTGGAGTACCTGCCCTGCTTGTCTGTTGCGTTCCAGAAAAACTAAAGGATAGTCTAGGATCTTGCTCTGAACTAAATTCTTTAGGTTTTTGTAAAGGGAATAACATATCTGATACTCCAGAAAGAACTAATGATCCACCTAATGCTATTGTTGCTTTAGTTAAAAACCCTGCCGAAGCAAAACCTGGAGCAAAAGGAATAGCAGCAGGATTTAAAAAACTTGAAAAAGTTATTCCACCACTGATCATTCCTAAACCAATTAAGGCAGCACCACCAAGAATTTTTCCAACATTACCGCCAGCACCAGCAATAACAGGAATAAAATGTATATCTTCCTTACCTATCGGATAGTTAAATTCTGATTCATTTATTTTATAATTTCCTATTTTTACTTGATAATATTTTGGACTCATAAATTTATCTATACCCTCAAAATTATTGATTAAAAAACTTACTGCCTTTGCAAGACTATCTACCTGCACTTCAAATTCTTTATAACCAACAAACTCTGCCAGTTCTCCATATAGTTTTATCTTACGAAGCATAACGATACCTCCCTCCTGTACATTTTACTAACCATTCAGAATAAGATTCTCTACAACTAAGTCTATCTGTTAAATGGTGTAATACTTCACCATCAAGAAACAAAGCAACGTGATTTAATCCATCTGCCATAATTGACATAAATAATAAATCACCATTCTCTAACTTTTCTTCTTGTCTCAACTGTCTAAAACCAGTTCTCCAAGCACATCTTTCAAACATAGGATCTTTTAAAAATTCTTCTGGTGTTAAAGGTCTTTCCCAATCTCTAAGCTCAATACCTTTTTCCTGTTTATACCAATCTCTTACTAAAGACCAACAATCAGTAATACCCCAGACCCACGGACGGCCCAATAAAGGTGCTTTATACCCTGATGGTTCATAATATCCCCATTGTTCTGTTTTAGGGTTAACAATATGCCATGGAAGTTTGCTTTGTTCGCAGCTTAATTTATCTGCCTGACTAGCAACTGGTGGAGTGACAGGGTGAGAATGAATAACAGCAACAATATCTCCTTGATTTGATGCTTTCACATAATCAACTGGATCAAGGATAAAACATTGATGAGCAGTCATAGCAAGATTATTGCAGGGAAAATATCTTTCTTTACCTTTGATATTTACTAATAATCCAACAGATTCTTTGGGGTCTTGGTCTTTCGCATGAACCAATGCAGCGTCTTTCCAATTCATCCGTTAATCGTTCCAATGGAAGGAAATTCTGCCCTTGTGCATTGCCTTTTAGGAGCACGAATACCTGCTAAATCTAATACTGACGCAAGTTCAAAAGTTACCACTTCTCTGTTTTCTGCTGACTTACGATCAATCGAATAAATCTCCTGTGGAAACTCTGCATTAGGATCTGGTGTGCCGTAAGGATTTACATTGCTTGGGAAATTTACAGCATCTAAAAACTTAGCAAGAGTTCTGATTCGAGTAACAGTAGCACCAGTTAAATCATTTCCTGTTGTAGTTTCATTTACATTTAAAAGAATAGCTGTAATTGTTCCAAGTGCATTACTGACAGTCAAAGTAGGTCTGGGTAATTGACCCCTTTGATAAGCAAAACCCTCTGCCTTTATAGGAAATCTTTGGTATGTATCCCCAGCCCAAACTATTTCACCATTATCTTTCAAACTTGTTCCATTATGAAACCTATGCGTAGTAGCTGATCCATGCAATGCTGCTGTAGTTGTAAGAGTAAAAAGTTCTATTATTGCTGATGGATTTATACTTTGAAGATCACTAACAACAGAAGCACTACTCATGGTTCAAACACCTCTCTAAATGTTGCCTGGATTGTGGCACGATTATTGTAAGGAATAGATTTATTCCAAGATTCACAGACATATTTGCCAGCACCAGACAAGGTGATAGAAACATTCCCACTATTAGTGGCACTGGCAGCAGCCGTTACTGTAAAAGTATTTGAATCTGCAACAGAGGCAACAATAAACGTACCATCAGTAGCAGAGCCAGAAGTGTAATCTACTGTCAGTTCATCTCCTACTGCAACACCATGATTTGTAATCGTGATTGTAACTGTAGTACCAGATTGAGAATAAGTTCCAGTTTTTGTAAAGCCTTCTCCTGGTGGAGTGAAATCAAAACTAGCACTATCATTAGCTCTGCTATCTAAAAATCCTTCTATGACATCTGCTTCTGTTTCCGAAACATTAAAGGTAAAATTAAATATTTTAGGATTTTGATGAGCAGCGAGTCCAAATAAAATTCTGTGTTCAAACCCATCTGCAAAACGTAGTGTTCTAGTATTAGGTGCAGATCTTTTTTGCTGTCCGTAGGTTGGGGTAATCGAGGGAAAGGTAGCCATTATGCAAGTAAACCTCCAGGACGTTTTTGTTTAATTAATTCAGATTCTATCGCTGCTGACAATACAAGACCAAGTTCTCTACCACCTTGTTCATCACCTTCAACAGAAGAACCAGAAGCATCTACGTTTACAACTACACTTGTA